TACTATAGGAGAAGAACTTGGCACCTAAGAAAAAATCACCAAAACCAACAAACCCAACGCTATATGCTAGAGTTAAAGCAGAGGCCAAACGTAAGTTTAAGGTCTACCCATCAGCCTATGCAAATGGATGGTTAGTAAAAACTTACAAAGCCAGAGGGGGAGGTTATAGGTAATGGCTAAACCAAGAGGAGGTTTAACCGCATGGTTTGGAAAAGGATCTAAAGGAGACTGGGTTAATATTGGTGCTCCTAAAAAAGATGGTAAATTTCAACCTTGTGGTAGAAAAACTTCAAAAAAAGGAAAATATCCTAAATGTGTGCCTCGTGCAACCGCTAATAGAATGTCTGCATCTGAGATCCGAAGTGCTGTAAGTAGGAAACGTGCTGCAGGTAATACTGGTGGTAAACCTACAAACGTAAAAACTTTTGCTAAGAAGAAGAAATAATGGCGCCACGTATCCCAAGGAAAAAAGGACAAAGAGCTAATTCTAAAAAGCACTCTGACCTTTATACTGATGAGAACCCAAAAGGCACTATTAAAGGGTTAGGTTTTGCTAAGGTAAAAGACGCTACAGCTTCTGTAGCTAAAATTAAAGCTTCTAGTCGAAGTCACGCTCACAAAACTCAGGCTGCAATAGCAATGGAACAAAGAGCCAGAGAGATGGGTAAGGTATCTGCAGCAGCTGTATACAGAAAGTTTATTAATGCTCAGAAAAAAATTACAGCTAATAGGAAGAAATAATGCATAACGATAAAACTATTAAAGATGTTATGACCATGTTAGAAGGTGCTTCTAAAGCTCACGCAAAGCAAGCTAAAATGCTAAAAAAGGTTTTAGGATCGCCTGTACCAAAAAGGAAAAATAAAAATGGAAAATAGTTCGTGTGAAAACCCTAATTGTGATTGCGATCCTTGCACCTGTTATCCAGAGTGCAAATGTGGATACGTAACTGAAGATTAATGACCTTAAAGCTTTCTGAAGAAGTTGATAATATCTACTATGAATATGACAAAACTAAACCACTTTTAGATCAAGTAATCTATTCTTTAGATAACATTCATTTAATAAATGTTAGAAAAAGCTATACTAACGGTATATATTTTGGAGTAAACTGGACTGTTTTAATTAAAGAAAATAAAAACTCATACATGGCTCATAATTTTCAATGTAAAGATAGAGGGTACACTGAAGAAACAGTTGATGATTGGGAAAAATTTTCAAAACTAAAGCCTTTAGATGATATACTAAATTTTACACCAAGAATTAAAGAACGAAAACCAGTCGCAATCAAACAAGACATTAAAATACCTCCTATCTGCGACAGACAATTTGATGTATATTTTGTATATGATGAGGGAACTGATATTTATCGTTTTACAAATTTACAAGATAACACTGGAGTTTTTAGAGGTTTGTATAGTGCTCAATCTGATGAAAGTTATGAAGAGAAAGTTAAAGATTTTGGGATAGCCATACCTGCTGGACGTACACCTAATTTTAGCGAAATTAAACACCTTTGGAAGCAAGCTAATATTTCTTTTTCTAATGTTATAACATTTATTAATACAGGGTATTCGAAAATAAAGATTGTACATAACAATAAAGCAGGTATAAGAAACTATGGTAAGGCACCCCGTTAAATATTTAGAGTTTATGATCACTACTACTTGTAATTTATCTTGTGAAGGGTGTGATAGGTTTATTGAGTACAATCATAACTGGACTGCTAATTATGAGCAAATTATTAATGAAATAAAAAATTGGAGCCGTCGTTTAAAGCCAAAAAATGTTGCCCTTTTAGGAGGCGAACCTTTAATACATCCAGAATTTTACAATATATTACGAAAAACAAGAAAAAATTTTAAAAGTAGTAGGATAGAAATATTTACAAACGGTTTACTTTTACATAATAAAGAAAAATTGATTGAAGTCTGCCATGAGGTAGGAAATGTTAAGATTTTAGTTTCAATTCATAACAGGCAAAAAAATATTAGAAATCATGTTTTAAAAAATGTAGTTGATTACTTAGTAAAAGATTACGATTGGGAAAAAAAAGAGGACACAGAAAACTATTATATACATAAAGATATCAAGTTTGAGATTGTTGATCATACAAGAGAATCTAATTGGGTCTCTTATAGAAAAAAGGTTAATGGTAATCTTAAACCTTGGAATCAGGGATATCCTAACTTAAGTTATGATAATTGTGTAGTTAAACATATACCTATTATATATAAGAATAGACTTTATAAATGTCCTCCTATCAGCTTAGTTCGTACTCATTTAGAAAAATTTAAACTTGAAAACGACCCTGATTGGAAGCCGTATTATAACTATAAAGGATTAGGTCTAGATTGCAGTGAATATGAAATGCAAAATTTTATAGATAATATTTATAAACCTCAGTCTATTTGTAACATGTGTCCAGTTAACCTAAATGGTGTCAGTCAACCAGAAGCAATTTTAAAACATAAATTAAAGGCAGTTTAATGAAAAAACCAAAAATTAATTATGCAGAATTACTAAGAAAATACAAAGCTGGCAAGTCTATTGGTTCTACGAACCGAGCAAGACTTGTTTCAAGAGGTATGCTACCTCGCAAATCTGGACCTCATAAAGGTAAAAAAATTGATCTCGGTAAACGAGGCAAATCATAAGGAGAATAAGATGGCTATGCACGGAAAAAAAGGAAACGGTAAAACCAAACCAATGAGCGGTGGTAAAAAACCTATGAATGGTAACGGGCTTACAGCAGCTCAAAAGAAACTTCCACCCGCTCTTCAGAAAGCAATTCTTAAAAAGAAAAAGGCGAAAAAGTAATGTTAAAAACAGCAGCAGAAATGTCCCTCCTATCTGCTCTTGTTTATAAAACTCAAGATGAGATAAACACAGAGTTACTTAGCATGGGCTGGAAAGATTGGTACTGGTTTGACCAAGATGGGACTCAAGCGTTTGTACTACCTCCTAAAACAGATGATAATCGTATTATTATTTGTTTTAGAGGAACAGAGCCTACTCAAATGAGTGACGTAATGGCAGACTTAAAAGCTTGGCCAAAACGTTCAAAAGAAAAAGGACTAGTCCACTTTGGATTCGTAGAAGCACTTGATTGTGTTTATGCAAAGATTGAAGAATGTTTAGAGCGTATTTCTCTTGGTTTAGCGGACGAGACTAAAGTTATATGTACTGGTCACTCACTTGGTGCAGCAGTTGCCACTATATGTGCTTCACGTATTGATGCACATGAACTTTATACTTTTGGTTCACCTCGTGTTGGTAATAGATCTTTTATTAAAGAAATGAAAGCAGATAATATCAAGCACTTTAGGTTCGTAAATAATAATGATATTGTCACAAAAGTTCCATTTGCTATAATGGGTTATAAACATGGTGGAGAACTTCAATATATTAATCACTATGGTAACATTAGAAGAATGACTCCTTGGCAAAGAACAAAGGATCAATGGAGAGGCAGACTTGCCGCTTGGAAAAAACGTCAACCTTTTGACGGTGTAATGGATCACAATATTGGTGATTATCATGAAAAAATAAAAAATGTCAGTTTACAGGGCAAGATCTAACTGTCCAATATGTAATAATGCAGAAGAAGTTTGGTTTTCTGTTGGAAAAATACAACCACTTGACATTGTTGAGTGTCCAAAATGTACTCATCTCTTTGAGCCTGCTGATTTTATTAGTACGTTTTTAGAGATGAGAACAAACTCAACAATATCTTCCTCATATCAATCTCACAACGTATCTTTACTTTAAGCTTGCTTAATACTATTTTTTTCCGTATATTTATTTATAAAATTAAAAAGGAGAATAAAAATGGCACGAGGCAAACGATCAAAGAATAGTGGATACATATCTAATGGTGAGCGTTCAAGCGTAAATAAATCTATTCGTAAAGCATTACGTTTAGAATATCTTCAAACTGAGGCTAGACTACTAAATCAGCAAGCTGCTTGGCGAGCTGGTAAAGCTGTTATGCTTACAGTCCCAAATCCTGATAAAAAGAATACAAAAGAACGCACAATACGTGTTCCTGCAACATCTCGTTGGGGATATCCCCGTTCTTCTGCAATAAAGATGCGATAATGCCTGAAGGTCCTGAATGCACTCGTACAGCCCGCCAAGTTGATCGGGCTGTACGCAATAAACAACTTGTTAATTTAAACTTTATCTCAGGTAGGTATGTTAAAAACTTGCCTACAGGCTTTGCTGATTTTTATATAGCACTTGAGGAGCGACAGCTACCAGTAAAAGGTGTATATAATAAAGGTAAGTTTATCTGGTGGGAGTTTGGAGACTTGTTACCCATTTGTTATATGTATACCACACTTGGCATGAGTGGCAACTTTAAACTTCAACCTTCAAAACATACAAGAATTGCTTTTTATTTTGACGATGACTCAGCTATTTATTACAACGATATGCGTAATTTTGGTACTGTTAAGTTTATATTTAGTGATAAAGATCATTCAAAAAAGTTGGCATCTATTGGCCCTGATATGCTTAATAATCCTTGTACTTTAGAAGAGTTTATTCGATTAGCTCGTAAAAAGCCAAAGTGGACAGCAGTAAAGTGGTTAATGGATCAAAGTCAGATCTCTGGTGTTGGTAATATTTATAAATCAGAATCTTTATTTTTAGCAGGATTAGCCCCTCATCGGTTAATGGAGTCTTTTACTGATGAAGAACTTCAAAAACTTTATTTAGCTGTGTGTCAGATTTTGACTGCTTCTTATGAAACTGGCGGAGCAACTATTAGAAATTATTCAGATCTTTACAATAATCATGGTCAGTACACTCGATTCGCTTCTTCACCAAATGAAATAGTTGATGCTAGAGGAGGTCACGTAATGGTATATAATCAAACTGTAGATATCTATGGTAATCCTGTTCAACGAGTAAAACTTAATGATGGACGCACAACATTTTGGTCACCGGAGGTACAACACTAATGCCGTGGAAAAACTATGATCCTGTAATTCAAATGCCGCATTGGTATGGCAAGTTACCTACTGACGGTGTACTAATTCCTACTACAGATGATATTGCGTATACTATGAATAGGGATTTTAGGTGGGCATATAATAAATTAACTATCTCTCAAATACAAAATATACCTTGTGGCCCTGTCGGTACACTTCCTACTGAGTACCCTGTTTGTGTAAAACCTATTATGAATTTGATGGGCGGGTCAATTCAATCAGAAGTTTGTCATAACGAAGAAGACTATAGTAAGATTTCTAATCCTGGTTGTTTTTGGTCACGCTATGCTATGGGTGAGCACTATTCTGTTGATTTTTTACTTGATCAAGGGCATAGTGCAAGAGAGTTTGTTTTTAGAGGAGAAAAACTTCAACACGGAGCTTTTGATTACTGGGAGTATATCGGTGAATTAAAAGATATTATTGATCTTGAAGCAAAAACTATACTTCACCGTTTTGTAGACCAAAACTTTTTTGGGTACTCAGGTGTTGTCAATATTGAAATAATAGGCACTCAAATTATAGAAGTACAGCTTAGAATGGGAGATATTGATAGATTTGGGGATGTTACTATCATGCAAACTGTATATGATCTATATAATGAGAACGATGTAAGTTATATGTATGAAGATAACTGGGGGCGCAAAGAAAGTTTTTACTTAGCAGCACTATTTGCTCAGCACGCAGATAACCTTACTTTAAATTTTGACGCACTTGACTATATTATTGGTGACTATGTTACTTATTATCAAATAGATGATCCTAGCCTATGGCACACTAATCCTTCTCACGGAAAAAGAGTTGCATTATTTTGTGGAGATGATTGGGATTCAGTAGCATGGGCAAGAAATATTGCGGCAGCTATGTTCAAACCAGATATTGATGGAAAATACTTATCTCCACTAAAGGACTATCAAGAGTTAAGTCTTTAGTTGCATATTAGCCTTATTTTTGTTATATTATTAAAAATAAGGAGATATCATGAAACAGTACAGACCATCTAAGATTACAATGCAAGAAGATCATGACCGCTGGTTAATGAAGCGTGGGGTTCATCCTACTCAACTTGCTAAGAAGCTTAAAGTTTCTCCAAACTTTCCAGATTATGCTTGTGAACGTGTAGCTCCAACCTCTGATGTAGTTGGTAATGGCTTTGTTGCGTCTAAGAAAAGATACTCTGGAGTAGGTGTGCATATAGGTCAGGCGTACAACAAAGGTAATTTAGTAGTGCTCTCTCAAAAAGAAGCATCAGATTCAGCAACAGGAAAACGTAGAACATGAGTCATTTTTTTGAAACAAGAACTGAAGTAACAAAATATGCAAATGAGTTTATTAGACGCATCGAAAAACATTGTCAGGAAGAGATATATGTAAATTTTGAACTTGCATCTATTAAACTTGATTGGGATAAGAAACGTAGATCGTCTCGTGGAGGAATGTACGCAGATGGTCCTGGCATCAACATCGCTATGTGGCATCTATACAACCCAATTAACGAATTACATAGAGTATATGAATATAAATCATTTGACTCTGATCCAGAGATAGGCGGCTTTTATACTCGTAATAAATGGCATAGACTTGAAATGGTACTTATACATGAGATAGCACACGCTCTTCAATACTACTCATACAAACTTAATAACTTTAGGTGTAAGCCGCACGGACCGACATGGCGTAATTTTTATCGTCGTCTACGTAATGTGTTTTTAAATCCTTATTTAGAACCTCAACATGACGCACAAGTTGAGTATCAAGATATGATTGATGAAGTTGTAGGAGTTAGACCTGATTCAATAAGTAGACGTGCAGCAAGTAGATAAGTTTTTTGTTTGCAAAGTAAAATGAAAATAGGTATTATATACAATGGCAAATTATATATTAAGAAAAAGTAAGTTCAGTCATGAAATTGCAAAGTTTGAAGAATCAAGCTATCCAAGTGATGTATATCGTATCTCTGAACGAAAGTGCTTTTGTCCTTCTCGTTATAGCTCTTGTAAACATCTAAAAATTTTCAAGGTTTGGAAAGATGAAGATTACCCGACTGGTAAAATATATGATGATCAGGCTCAAGTAATTGGAGAATTATTTTAATGGATGTAGTAATTTTATCTGGGGGATTTGACCCTGTACACGATGGGCATATTCGTATGTTTAGAAGTGCGGCATTAATGTATGATAAAGTTTTAGTAGGGTTAAATTCAGATGGCTGGCTTACTCGTAAAAAAGGTGCTTCGTTCATGCCTTTCAGTGTAAGAAAAAACATTTTAGAGTCCATAAAGTACATAGATTTTGTATACCCATTTGATGATTCAGATGACACAGCTATTGATTTAATAAATGATATGAATCATGCCTGGGGAGATGTAGCGTCTACAATTACCTTTGGCAATGGTGGTGACAGAAAAGACGGGAATTATCCAGAACTTGAGTTTTGTAGAGATATGAATATTCTTATTGATGATGATATTGGTGGAACTGATAAAGTTAACTCATCATCAAACTTTTTAGCAAATTGGCGATATAAACCTACAAAACGTGATTGGGGAATTTATGAAACTCTTTCTGACTATAAAACTGCAAAAGTAAAAGAACTTGTTGTAAATCCACAATCTCAACTCTCTTGGCAAGTTCACGAAGAGCGGAGTGAGATCTGGTTTGTGCGAGAAGGTAAAGGTACTATTTATTATTCTACTGATACACATGGCAAGCAAGTAGAAAAAAAGACTCTGTACAAGAACAACTATTTTGAAATACCAGTAGGAAGGTGGCACCAGTTAGTAAATGAAACTAAAGAACTTTTATCAATTATTGAAATTCAGTATGGCACTAATTGTGTTGAGTCCGATATCTTACGCGGAAGCAGACCCAGCACAGATTAAATGTGCAGCTGATAATATTTATTGGGAAGCACGTAATCAACCTGTAAAAGGCATGATTGCAGTTGCTTGGGTTGTGCGTAATCGTGTTTTTGATGATCGTTTTCCTGATAATTACTGCGATGTAATTAAGGAAGGACCAATACGAGCTTCTTGGAAAAACCCTGACATCATGTACCCGATTCGTAATCGTTGTCAGTTTTCTTGGTTTTGTGATGGAAAAGATGATGAGATACCTGCTGGTGATTATTTTATTTATGAAATTGCACATGCTATTGCTTTTAAAGTTTATTACCAAACAACACTACCAGATTTTAGTCAGAATGCTACACACTATCATGCTGATTATGTTCGCCCACGATGGGCTGATACAAAAACATTAGTTACTGTCATCGGTAATCACTTATTTTATATATGGAATTAATATTATGATAAAATTGTCGATCTATACAACACTCAAAGCAGGAGTTCTTGATCCTCAAGCTAAAGCTATCACAGGCACTTTAAATTCTATGGGTTATAATCAAGTGTCTCATATGCAAATGGGAAAAACATTTATTCTAGACATAGACACAGATGATGAAAGTAAAGCAATTCATTTAGGTCATAAGATGTGTCAGTCTTTACTTACAAATACTACAATGGAAGATTATACCGTTACTGTTATAAAATAAAAATTTTCTTGCTTTTAATTATCACTTTTGATATACTCGTATGAATGGAATCCCGTCAGGGAGTAATTTATTCAAGGAGTAACTATGACACAACTAATATCACCTACAAAATTTACAGATACTGTTGGCCTTTTAAGGTCATTTTTTTTGAGCAAAGGGTTCAAAGAAGTACATACACAGAATAGACTTTCAATACTTGCCGCATGCGAAGATCCTTTCAATGTAGCAACGTATAACTACGCAGGAAAAGTATGGCCACTCCCACAAACAGGTCAAATGTGGTTAGAACATGAACTATTATCAGCCCCTAACGAAGAGGGCTTTTTTTGTGTCTCTACTTCTTATAGGCAAGAACCAAATGCAATACCAGGAAGACACGATATTATATTTCCTATGTTTGAGTTTGAAATGCCAGGAACTATAGATGATCTTAAAGAAATGGAATATGCTCTGTGTGAGTATCTAGGCTTTGACGATCTAACTGAGAAAACTTATAGAGAGTGGCAAACTTATTTTGGTTTAGAAGAGACAGTTGAGATGGAGGCTGAGCACGAAACTTCTATGTTTAAAAAGTGTGGGTCTACTATGATTACAGATTTTCCTGAGATGACCTCTCCATTTTGGAATATGAGTAGAAACGATGACGGAAAAACATCTAAAAAGATTGATGTTATACTTGGAGGAATGGAGACTATTGGTTCAGCAGAGCGTTCATGCGACGTAGAGCAAATGAGAGATACCTTTCACACAATTACAGAAGGTGCTTACTCAAAACTACTTTTTGAGCTATTCGGCAAAGACAGAGTTGAAGCAGAGTTAGAAAAATTCTTAGAGTTTGACTTTTTCCCCCGTGTTGGTGGAGGAATTGGCATGACAAGAATGATAGCTGCGTTAGATACGCTTAATTAACTATATTCTAGAGTGGCGAAAATGGTAAACGCGCACGACTGTTCATTGTGTGATTGATATTAATCTTGTAGGTTCGACTCCTACCTCTAGAGCCAAAAATTTTCTTGCTTTTTTATTAATTTTTTAGTATATTATTAGAGTAGATGCTCTTTCGAGGTCTATTTAAACTTTCTTGCTTATAAAAAAGGAGAATAATGATGACTGGATCATTCGCATACCCTAATAGTGTCTTTTTAGGCTTTGACCACATAGCCGAAGAACTAACCCGCATTCGTGAAAAAGCTAACGATGCATACCCCCCTCATAATGTTATTAAAACTGACGAAATGAAATATACTGTAGAACTTGCAGTAGCTGGATTTACTCGTGAGAATATTGACATTGAAGTTAAAGATCATGTCTTAACTATCAAAGGTGAACGTGCACAGCGCAGACCCCAAGAACATTACATTCATAGAGGTCTGTCTACTCGTAAGTTTACTCGAAGCTTTAGATTAAGTGAATATACAGAAGTCGTTGGAGCTGATCTTCGTGACGGAATTTTAATTATCGATTTAGAGGTTATTATTCCACAGGACGAATTACCTAAGAAAATAACGATCAAAAGGTAAAAGAAGATAGCGTCTCATCGTTAAATTTTAACTTTGGGAGAAACACAATGACAACACTAGTACTTAACTATTCAGCTAGTTTATTTGAATCAATCTATGCCTTACTACAAAACATTGCAAATGCATTTTTGTTAGCACGTCAAATGCAGGCTAATCATTATGCAGCAAAATTACTTTCTGATGCAGAATACAATGGTAAAGAATATCACCGTATCTTATCAGAAATGAATGAAGCTAGCAGTAAGCAATATGGTGTAAAATAATGTTAAAGTTTTTTTACAACTATTATTCAAATGATACTGCTGTTACTCAAGTATTAACTCGTCAGTCAAGCTTATTAAGCATGGCTAACTGGCGAACACTTTAATAAACCTTTGTGCAAAGGGAGCTGCGAGAGTAGCTCCTTTCTTGCTTTATGCCTATTTATCTTGTAATATCTTTTTATAACATTAACAAAGGAGAAAAATATGTCTGGCACTTTTCGTTTCAGCTATGATGCTGATTATAATCAAAATAAATCTTATGTAAAAGAAACACTACCCTCAATAAATTATGAATTTCAAACAGAAGAAGGCTCAGGATTAGATGATGTGCTTGTGAATGATATTCAGTTTCACTTCAACTCTTTTTTAAGAGGTCTTGGTTATGTTATAGAAGTAGAGGATAAATAATGAGAGATGTACTACTAAACGCTGTGCGTACACATGCACAAGGGCACATTGAAAAGCATCGTGCAAATATCGAAGTTTATCTAGCACACCCTGTGGGCATCGGTGAGCATTCTGATATTATTGAGGCTATTGAGGTAGAACTTGAGCAGATTGCTAAATACGAAGATCAAATTGATATCTTAGATAGTTATTTTGAAGGGTACTAAACATGGAAGTAATAATCATAGTTGGAATGTTGTTTTTTAATTCAAATGCTGATTTCTTTGAAGCTGAAAAGCAACAGCTTGCTGAGGGATATGTTTGGAAAAACTTACCAGAGTGTAGAGAAGTAGATGCTTCTCTGCCATCTCTTGTTATAGAACCTGGAAACGGTAAATCATTAGTTTGTTACAAGTTATCAAAATGAGGTCAAAAATGAATCCAAACCCACACTATATAAATATGATAATAAATTTTAGCATATTAGGAATGCTTATTTACGTAGCATTACAAGTTTCTTAGTAGGAGATTTAATGAAAAAATTACTACTAGCTTTTTTACTAACTACTTCTTGTTCGTCTGCATATGCAGAGACTGTGCAAGACCACTATAAAAGTGTTATAGTCAAGACACCTTTTGTTGTTGAGATCTGCTCTGAAGGTAATGGTAAATCAGATATTGAAAATTTACTTGAGGGCGCGATTGTTGGAGGAGCTATAGGAAATAATGTTCCAGGCGAAGACGGCGGAGGAGCCATTGGAGCAATTATCGGAGGTATTCTAAATTCAGAGCGTAATAAAGGCACTCGTTGCCGCACTGAAACTAGATATGATGAAGAATATGAAAATGTATATTCACATTCTACTGTAACTTTTTTACATAATGGTAGACAATATACTTTACGATTTAATAAATAGGAGTGAAGTGTTACGGAAGCACGGCTGGCTCCAACCCAGCAGGATAGGGTTCAATTCCTTACACTCCTGCCATTTAATAGAAAGAAGAAATTAATGATAGGAAAAAATATACCTTACATTGAATTTATGACTCGTATTCGCGATGACAGTATCGACGGACCGAACCCTTTTCGTTGGGAAGTTGTATCAACTGACCAATTATTTGGAGACAAGCGAGTGCTTGTATTCTCACTTCCAGGAGCTTTTACTCCGACGTGTTCAACCTATCAACTGCCAGGATTTGAAGATAACTACAATCGATTTAAGTCTGCAGGTATAGATGAAATATACTGTGTGTCTGTTAATGATGCTTTTGTTATGAACAAATGGGCAAAAGATCAATGTATTGAGCGTGTTAAAGTGATACCTGACGGTAATGGAGAGCTTACTGAGGCACTTGATATGCTTGTTAATAAAAAGCATTTAGGATTTGGTTATCGCTCTTGGCGCTACGCATTTGTAGCTGAGGATACAATGATTACTGATTGGTATGAAGAGCCAGGCAAGAATCAGCTTGGCGATGATGATGACCCGTATGGCGAAACATCCCCAGAAACAATATACAAAGACCTAACAGGAGAGTCTATATCTGATGAATAGGGTTTGGCGAATATGGGCTAAAACTATTGGATCAAAAATTGGAGATGACCGTGAAAGTGATCTTGCTGCAATTTTCCGCACCATATGGGTTATAACTCATATGGTTGCTTGCTTTTTTATTATTGCCCATAATGGCATAAAACTTGGATGGTTTTAAACAGATAAAATAATTTGTTAAACTCAAAATAGAGGATAAGTTTATGATTTACTATAAAGTATCGGTAGAGCCTAAATGGAAAAAGAGTATAGAAGAGGTAGAGCGTTGGACTTCTACTGAAAATCCTCGTGTTTTTGAGCGCAATATTGGTTGGCGTTGGGGCTCTTTTATCTTAACTGTTACTGAAGAAGAGTTAAAAGAACTACAAGAGTGGCAGGATAACGACTCTTTAGAAATAACTGCCTACGAGAACTGGGAGCTTGATACTACTTGGGACAGTGTGTGGTGTGACTGGTCTACATTCGCACTTAACTCAAGCAAAGAAACAAATCAGGATATTAAAGAAGAGCTTGAAGAAATGGAAGATGCAGAGCTTTGGCTAGAGACACAAGAATACTACCCAGAGATTGATGAGGTATGGATTCATTCTGGAGTAAAAGTTGAAGTGTTAGAGCAACTGGAGGAGGACTCATGAAACTAATAGCATTGACCACTGCTGTAGTGTTGCTATCATACAGCGTTCACGCAGGTGAGTGGAGAACAAAACCTGTGCGATGTGGATCATTAGAAGAAATTGGTGTAATACTTCAACAACAGGGAGAAGAGTATCTGCTAAATGGTTTAGGTATTGCTTATGATGAGGATCTCGAAGAGTTTGCAGTACAAGTCGGTCTATGGACAAATTCAGAAACAGGATCGTGGTCAATACTTGAGACAGATGGTGATGAAGCATGTGTATTAGCATTTGGATATGATTTGAGGTTTGATTTACTTGATAGCAATGACTCTAAAAGTTAAAAGATACGACGCTTATTATATGGGGTAGACAACTTTTTATTTTATGTTATGATTAGCATGTACTAGGATATTCCTAGTCACCCACGTGAGCGACGGGGTAAAGCCGTCAAGCGAGGAGATAAAAAATGGAAGCACTCACACTGTGGATGGCTATCGGCTTTCTATTTGCTGGTTATGCTGTTATCGCAAACGATTCTGTACAAACTCTCGGTACATGGATCGCATCAAATAATGAGAGATTTAGTTGGAAAGTAATGTGGGGAGCTGCTTCAGTAGTTCTCCTTTATACTTTGTGGTATGGTTGGTATACTAATGGTGGAGACATTAGTTATGGACGACTAAATAAAATACCGTTTCAAGAGATACAGTGGTATCATGCAATGGCACCAGGACTACTATTAATCTTAACCAGAATTGGCGTACCAGTGAGTACGTCTTTTTTAGTTTTAAGTGCCTTTGCATCAACCTTTGTGTTAGAAAAAATGTTGATCAAATCTATGATGGGTTATGCTGTTGCAGCAGTTGCAGCTTATGCAATTTGGATTGTGGTAAGCAAAATACTTGACGAGGCAAAGCCAGTAAAAGAAGAACACAAACGCTGGTGGAGAATAGGCCAATGGGTAACAACAGGTTTATTATGGTTCACTTGGTTATCACATGATATGGCCAACATCGCTGTGTTTCTCCCACGACAGATACCGTGGGATTTAATGATTATAATTAGCATACTATTTATTGTTGGTATGGCTTTTATGTTTCGCGAAGGCGGTGGTAAAATACAAAATATTGTGATTGAAAAGCATAACACAAGATATGTACGCTCAGCTACAATAATTGATGCAGTATACTGGCTGATCCTTTGGTTTTTTAAAGAACTTAATGATATACCAATGAGCACTACTTGGGTATTTGTTGGGCTACTGTGTGGACGAGAACTCGCAATGGCTACAATTACTGGTAAACAAAAGTGGAGAACTGTGTTTCCGCTAGTAACAAAAGACTTTATCAAAATGATGATTGGGTTAGGAGCTTCTGTGGCTGTGGTGTTATCAATTCACTACGTTATTGTGCCTAACGGACTACACTAGTGGACGATTTGCAATAGAGCATTTACCCACAAAAGTGCACTTTCATAGAGCGATGCTACTACGTAGCATCGCTTTTTTATTGCCAAAATGCGTTAATTCTTATATTATTACTTATGATTTTAAGCTACAAAAATAACTTTATATTCTTTAAGACACAAAAAACTGCTGGCACAAGCATACAAGCAGCTCTTTCTACTATCTGCGGTCCTGATGATATTATTTTAGGTACAATGATGATAGATGGTGTTTTACATGATAGTCATATATCTTGTGGTCAAAACTTGGACAGATTACCTAGAGGGCTTGCGCCTAAAACTTATACTGAAGTTTCGCAGTGCTGTAACGTGCCTGACTTTTTTTCGTTTGGATTTGTTCGTAATCCTTATGACTTAGCTGTATCAAGATACCACTGGGATGTTACTGGTAAATCTGTTAGACTTACTGGAAAAGTTGAACAAGAGTCTAAGATCGAAGGATTTAAAGACTGGGCTAAACAATATATTCAAGAATATGCATATAGTGATTTGCAGCATCCTTATTTAGGAACTGAAGATAGCACTCTCGTTGACTTTGTTGGTAGATATGAAAATATCTCAGAAGACTATAAAACGATTGAAAAGTTAATTAATTGTAAGCTACCAGATCTTACTCATGAAAAAAGCGGCTTTCGTGATAAAAACGTTCACTACTCTGCATACTATGATGAAGAGACAAGAGAACTTATCTACAATTTTTTTAAGATAGACTTTAAACTGTTTAACTATCGTCGTGATGAAAGAGTATAGAAGGAGATGAAAATGACTGAAAAAAGAAAAACTGCAAGCGTTTATACCTTTGACCAATTTTTTACTAATACTGATACTGCAAAACTGTGTTTATCTAATATTGATTTAGATAATTTTGACTTAGTTATAGAACCAAGCGCAGGAGAAGGAAGTTTTTTTGATTTGCTACCTCATGACAAGCGTGTTGCGGTAGAGATAGATTCAAGACTTAAAAAGGATATAAGTTCTTGGATCTGCGGCTCTTGGTATGACTATACACTTAAAAAAGGAAACCATCTTGTAATCGGCAATCCACCTTTTGGTACACAAAACAAAGAAGCAATAAAGTTTTTTAATCATGCAGCACAATTTGCTGATACAATAGCTTTTATCATTCCTCGCACTTGGAAAAAGCCCCATATTCAAAACTCTCTTTCTTTAGATTTTAGTTTAGTCACTTCTATAGATTTAGATAATGCTTTTTATGGGGAAAAGGCTACTTCTGTAAAGTGCTGCTTTCAAGTCTGGAAGCGAACAAACAGCCCTCGTAAAAAGATAAAACTTTCTACTGTTCATCCAGACTGGCAGTTTTTACCTTATACATCTCGTGATAAAGAACTACACCCTCCGAAAGATGCAGACTTTGTTATCTTAGCTTATGGCTCAAATCCTGGTCAAATGAGCGATGATTTATATCGTTGGCGTCCAAAGTCTGTTCATTTTATCAAATCGAATATTGATCTTAGCATTTTAAAACAACGATTTACTAAACTCGATTATTCTTCAGCACACGATTCTGCGAGACAAGCTTCTTTAGGTAAGGGAGCATTAGTTCAACTATATGAGATGCAATATGCTTGATGATCTATGTGAAAAAATTCTTACAAAATATACTTTAGAACAACTCAAAAAAGAAGCTATTAACATTGCTTATGAACATGATTACGCTACAGCTTTAGCATGGACAGTTGTTAATAAAAATACAAATAATGATTTAGGAAAAGTAGGTGAACACTTAGCTAATCACTTTTTTAATTGGAAACGTGTTAAGGGAGACACTGATTCTATCATTGGTAATCACAAGGTAGAAATTAAAACTTCAGCTCCTCCTATGGGGTCTTATAGAATTGGACAAATAAAACTCAATTATGATTTAACACAATCTTTGTTTTGTCAGTTTTTTCACTTTAAAACTAAACAGCTTCAATTTTATTGGATCCCTACTATCCAAACATTTTTAGATGAGTTTGAACAATGGGTTGGTAATGATCAAGGTAATGACGGGTCTAATGTAGGAATTCGTTCTATTCCTCACGAAGGGCCTTGCTGGACAAAACTACAACAATGGAGAATTGCATATGACGACATCCCTAGAGGATTGGAAACTACAAGCTAATACTTGGATTGAGATTGCTTACTCTTGTACTCTCACTCCTCTTTTACCGAAATATCAGTATCATGTGATAGATAGATGTTTAAGAGGAGCATCTGATGTAATCTCAGCTGAAAGCACTTCAGTCCACTCTAACACTGCATCACTAATACAGTGGTGTAAGCTCTGGTCAAGTGAGGCACTCTTTAAATATCAAAGTATTAAAGATGACTTAACTGAACAACGTGGAGGAAAGCCGCCAACTCATCGCCAGATTTGCAATGCGCGAGATGAGCGAGGCAAGCGGTGGTTTACTTGTGAGCATGAGTATCCGATTCTAATTCCTAAAAAAGGTATCCGAGATCAAGGCTGGACTCTGCAACAGCTACGCGATTGGATGTGGCGATACTCAAAAGTCACAATCATACTTAACTTAGAAAATGATAGACTACTACCTTGGACAGAGGACATGAGCGTAGCAGCCAAAAGATATGAAAATGCAGGCATTGTAGTCTGTGAACACCCACAATATAGGATTGATTAATGATTGGTGATATAAGAGACAATGATAATAAACGTGGTAGCATAATTCACGGATTAAATATGCATACTCATGCACTTAAAAAAGGATATAAATCAAAAGCAAATGCATTATGTCCAATATTATTAAACTACGCAAAAGAATGGAAAGCTTCAAGTCCCAATGACTTTATAGAAAAAGCTGAAATGTGCTTAGATCACGAACAAAAATGGAGCGTTAAAGGTGTTAAAATTGAAGGTAGCTATGCTAATCAGACATTGAAAACTTTATTTTATTACTCAGATGAGAATAGTTATAGACAACTTCAGGATATTTTTGATAGTAATCCAACAGATCGGCGCTCTCCGAGTGCAAGAATGATTGAATCAATTGGTGTAGAGAGTTGGCTGAATTGGAATAAACATTTGAAACAACTTGAGGATCAGTTGCTACCACTTGAAAAGGTAAGTGATCCTCTATCACTTCCAAAATTAAAAATTAATAAATTGTAATTACTACTTTTATGTGCTACTATTGTTGCATAGCTTGAACGAATTGATACGCTGGCGAACAGCGCGGCACAAACTATTCGACATAGTGCGACCGTAGGGAGCTATAGTATAAACGTAGTTTATTATCGTTCTAGCTCACACTTGCGCCTAAAGGTATATTTTGCTAGTTTATGACTTCCCTTACACAAATGTTGAATTAGATAGAGTTTTACATTACTATTACAATGGTAAATTTTATAATTCTCAATATGCAGCTGCTAATGATATTTTTCATGAAGGTTTTGCTAATGTTTCATCAGCTCATTCAAATATTCAAGCAACTCTGTTTAAACATTTAACTCCTTTTTCTGATATAGATTGTACCATAGAGCCAACCGAGTCTTGGGAAGAGTTATGTCGGGACAGAGCTTTATATTTAAGAGATACATTTAGAAACATTACTCTTTCTTTTGGGGGAGGAAGTGATTCCTTACACATTTTAAATATTTTCTTAAAATATAAAATCAAATTAGACAATATTATCTTAGTAAAAGATGATTTCAAAATAATTGATAAATCTGACAATAAGGCTAATGAAGTTGAAGATCTTGTCGGAGTTCCGTTACTAAAACAAGCACATGAAGTATTGGGGGCTAATGTTGGTATATATAAATCATCTGATTTGTTCTCAGATATAAATCACTATTATACTGAACTCTCTAAAAGAGATTTATTTTCAAGAGGTGAAAGATTACTTCCAAACCCAAGAAATCAATTAATCGGTACTATTGGGATGAGAAATGGGTCGATTACTATAAGAGGTTCCTCTGAGCCTTTTATTTTCTATGATAAAAAACTAAAAAAATGGTATTTTGAAATTAATGATACCGATAACTTTTTAGGGGGTCATCAGTATTCTAACTCTATTCCCTTTTATACAGATCCAAGATATCCAAAGTTATTTTTAAAACAAGTGCATATGATGAAAAATTTTATGCAAGAAAATAATGTTGATATAAACTGTAGGTCTAACTATGGTGAGTATAAAAAAATTATGATGCGAGTTACTCGTGATATCCCCCAAAATATATTAAATGTTTATGAATCTTCTTACTTTTTTGATAAAGGAGTATCACCTTTAGTTTCACATACCAACCCTTTACTTAGATCAGTTTTAAGAAGTAGAAATCAAGTTTATTTAGCATACCTTTACAATAATCATAAAAAATCTTTTAACACTCTAATAGATTCACTTAAATTACCTATATTTAACTTTTCAAAAACTTTTTGTATAGCTAAGAAGTATATAGAGTGATAATCGTCTTGCTTTTTACTAAACTTTTTATTATTATTTGTTTAACAGTTATTTATAGCTGTTTTTTATTAATAAAATAGGGAAATTTTTACTATGAATTTAAAAAATTCTATCTTTGGCTTAGTTGCCGCTTCTTTTTTCGCTACTACATCTCTTGCTTCTGCTGAAACTTTATATGTTTTAAATGGGGGAAGTGCTAATGGTAGTAACTTTTCAATTCAAACTGCTCTTGTCCAAGACCTAGAAGATAGGTTTGATGACGTAGTTTACATGCACACAGACGGCTGTTTAAAAACTTCTGTTATGGTTGACCGAGCTACAAAAAATGGCGACAGTGTCATCTGGAGATTTGTAAATGCTTATATAGGCGAACAATATTGTGATAAGATTTTCACAGGAATAGACAGTGTTCTGAACGCTGAATTTAAAACTGGATTTATCGTATCTCTTAAAGACGTAGGTGTGCCTCTTTTACAAGACGGCACTACTGTAGGACATACAGAAGCTACTGGAAATGATGTTGATGCTATCATCTCTGCAAACAATGTTGATCTTAAAAAAGTTGTGTATGCAAGTTCAAAAGATTTAACTAACGCTGTTCTTAATGGCGAAGTAGCTTATGGTTATTTAAACTCTGCAAAAAGATACTACCGTAACGAAGATGTAATGACTGCCCACTACAACTTCACTGGTGGCGAATTTGATGGTACTCCTTCGGTAACAACTATTGGAGGCATCGAATATGCAACTGATGAGCTTACTGCTTATAAAGGTAATCTTTCTATCGATGAGATGAGAGAAATCTTTTTGGAAGAAGTTAATAAAGATGATTCTGCTTGGGGTGCCTACATGAAAGCTGATCGTTCTCGTGGAAGTACTGCTTTCATGGAAAATCCAATTGAAAGTGCAAAAGTAATTCTTGATCGTAACGACTGGAATTAAGTTAGCATGGATACTCTCCTTTTAGGTGTCCTATCTGGAGCAGTAGCAGGGTTAGTACCAGGAGTAGGAGTGACAGTATCACTCATACTCCTGTACCCCTTCTATTTTTCTCTACCTCTTGATGAGTTATTTATTTTTTATATAGCATTAGCGTCTACTACACAATTTATGGGTAGCGTTAGTGCTACAATTTTAGGTATACCTGGTGAGGGTAGCTCTATACCCGCCGTAAAAGAGGGCAATACTCTATTTAAAAAAGGTTTAGGTAGTTACGCTATTAGTGGGGCTGCTTTAGGTAGTTTATTAGGTGCATTTTTAACAATGGCACTAATTGTAGCCATATCACCCCTACTTCAGTATTTAGTTTATTTTTTCAGTTCTTATTTACAAGGAATATTACTTTTAGGTGTAGTAGCTCTATTAATTATTACTAGTACTAATCGAATTATTATTAGCGCAGTTATTATAGGATTAGCTTGGTTTTTAGGTAGTATTGGATGCTCTAAAATTATGAGCAGAGGTGGTGAATGTTTTTTAGTATATGATAATCCAGACTTATCTACAGGGCTTCCTTTTTTAAGCGTGATAGGGGCTATTTATGTTTTCCCTCAACTATTAAAAGACTATGGGTATTCTAATGCTGTAGGGGATCTCAAAACTGAGAGTTTTATAAAACATTTTAGATATTTTTTGAAAAATATCTCAAGTGCCATCAGGGGTACTTTTATAGGATTCTTTGTATCATTAATGCCTGGAGCGGGTGTAGCTGCTTCTTCCATGGTTGCTTATAAGTCTGAGATTAATATTGAAAAGAAGAAAGGCACTTATGAAGAAGGTAACTACAATGCGTTAGTCAGCGCAGAAACTGCAAATAATGCTGCAATTTTTGCTTCTTTGCTACCTCTTTTTGTAATAGGAATTCCTCTTAGCGGCTCAGAACTAATATTTTATAATACAGTTTTAGCGAGAGGAGGGGACTTAGATTCTATTTTTAACCTTGAGTATTACATCGCTTCTTTTGCAAAATACTTAATATTAATTAATTTGCTTGGACTGCTACTGGCTTGGCCTTTTGCAAAATATGTTAAATACCTTTATTACATACCTCAAAAGTATATTAACATAGGTGTCTTTTGTCTTTTAACTTATGTTATCTATATTTTTGGTTCTTATTCTTTTCAAGGGGCGTATTTTGTAATTGTTTTTTTATCCCTACTTCCTATAGGTTATTTACTAAGAAATTACGATACTCTTCCATTCTTGTTTATCTATCTTTTACAAGATAGATTATATGCTTTGTTTTTTACTTTAGGGGACTTATTTGCCTCTTGGATATGACTTTTAACTTGCTTTTTTCCTTATTTTTTGATATATTATTTATAATGATTTTTGAGAGGAGATTTTTATATGCCAAATTGGTGCGACAATACACTGACTATTAGCGGTTCTAAGGAACAGATAGACGGTCTTGAAAAAGTAATTAATGATTATGAAAATACTGAGACTGAAGATCCCGCTTTTTTTGGTCACTATGTTCCAGTAACAGAAGAAGATCAAACTGTATGGGGGCAGGCTAATGCTTGGGGAACAAAATGGGAGCCTCAGATATATGACTGGTACAGAGATGAAGATTCTATAATCATTCAAATGAATACTGCTTGGGGCCCTCCGATTGAGTTTTACAACGAAATGGAAGAAACACACAACTTCTCTATTCAAGCATCATACTATGAACCTGGAATGTGTTTTGTAGGTGAATATGATGGTCAGCATTTTGACTACGCTGAAATGAGTTCTGAAGATATCCGTTCTGAAATACCTAACTGGTTAGACGAAATGTATGGCATTTCTGAGGGTTTAGCAGAATGGGAAGAAGAAGAGCGAAAAGATCGTGAAGAAGAAGCTCGCCAAAAAGTTAAAGAAGAACAGCTTGAGTTTGATTATGATAGATACAATGGTGGAGTAGAAAATTTTGGCAAAAACTAATAGACCAGACCCAGTAGGTAAGTGTGAAATTTGCACTATAAATTTATATGCTCATTCAGGTAATATACCTGAGATTTGGCCTTGTAATGTAAAAGGTTGTCCTTATGAAAAAGCTACAAGCCAAGACTCACACTTACAAATAGCCCATGGCTCTGCCACAGGCACTGGGTTAGGACAGATAGATTTTTAACATGAGTAACGATGAAAAAGAACTTGAAGACTTACTAACAGAAGTTGATATTTTAAAACATAATGTTTTTGAACTTAACTCACAACTGTATAATGCTTATAAACGGATTAAAGAGTTAAGGGATATAGTGGATAAAAATAATACTTTAAATTAACCTCTAATAACAATCTCTGAGACTTTTTGATTGCCTGGCGGTTATTTTTTTGATATTCTCTATATATCAAATGAAGAGAGGCATCATCCTCCGAGCAAGCAGCATGGTCGCCCTGGTTGCGATAAGCGTTGCGAAAGGTAAAATCGGTTAATGATGCAACGGAGTCACGGAAACCGTCTCAGCCTCTCCTCTCTTTGATCGTTGCACTTACGAGAAAGTGTCGTATTGAAGGCGATAACTTCACGCAGATGGAAAGCGACATCATCATCGTCAAAACTGGATTATACGTAAAAAATGCCAGAGGAGGAGCGAAACCTACCAAAGTGGTTAAGTCGCGTAGAGCAGGTAGAGTACCAAATAGTTGTGTGCTCCTTGTAACAGTCTTGGAGGCGCGGATATACCTCCCCTAACAGCTAACGGTGTGCTCCTCCGTATGTGTCGCCTACCTATTGCGCGAGTAGAGCACCCGTTTTCGGTAAGAGTATTTTTTCTATATTCCTTCGCTAGAAGGTTTCATAGGTCGGAATACTCCCTTAACAAGCGGGCGAAGCGGGGCTATGTTAAGATCATTTTGATGTTTCGGTAAGGTAACCATCGTAAAAAAACCTACCACAAAGACGATAGGGGAGTGCTGTTAGTACCGAACGCAAGTCAAGTCAGAGATGTACTTAGTACTAGACACGTTCAAAATTAAACTTCGCTAGTAGAGAACACATTCTCCCCCTGTTTTTATTAACCTTATTATGGAGTTTTAAATGCAAAGCCCTTGTACTGGATTGTGTAGTAGAGATGAAGAAGATAATTGTTTAAACTGCGCACGAACAGAATCTGAAAGACAAATGTGGAAAGATGAGTCAACAGCAGACTCTTGGAAGCTACAAAACTTAGTTGACATACAACAACGTATGTCAGGTCTTCAACTTGATTTTTGGAATACAGCTTACAAATTTAGAACTCGTACAGGAATTTCACTTAAAAAACATATTGTAGGAAATATGAAACCAAAAACCACTTAAAGGTTGCTTACTGCTGAATTTATTGTTATTATCTATAAAGAAAATGAGGGAAGGGAACGCCTCTTGACTGTTCCTTAATGTTTCAGAGCTAATGAGGTGAATTATGGCTGAAGCTATCCTAAAGTCTGCTAACTACACAGCAGCAATGGTCGACCAAATGGTCACAATGTATAATGAATTAGGCAATGACGGAATAGAAGACATTGCTATCGAACTTGATAAATCTGTTCGATCAGTTCGTTCAAAGTTGGTTCGTGAAGGTGTGTATATCGCATCTCCAAAACAATCAGCTTCAAAGCAAGAAGGTCCGAGCAAAAAGGAAATCTTGCGTGATATCGAGTCTTTCGGATTTGATGTTACAGGTTTTGAAGGTGCAACTAAACTTGCACTATCAAGACTAAAAGATGTAGTAGCTAACTAAGCTACTACATTGGTTACGCCTCTTGCTCCTCTTTCCTTTCTTTTTAGAGGCGTAACCCCAGTTTTTAATTAGTGTAGACTTTGTGTACACTGATAGCCTGGTGTGGGCTTATAATACACATGGGAGTGATGAGTTTTAATTCATCAAGCGCGCCTGTCAGGAGCGGAAATTCCTGAGTCGGGGATGAGCGTTTGAACTCATCAGATATGTTGGCGAGGTTGGTGGCAACATATCACGCAATGACTAGTCGAAAGGGTGGCACAGAAACGATCATGACGTATATGTTAGCCCTTTTACACATTAGAGCAGGCAAGGTTGATCTCTTGCCTGCTTTTTTATTTGGATAATTAATGTTTTATACTGAACCTTTTGAATATATGATAATTGAGAATTGTTTATCTGAGGATATTTTTAAAGATTTACTTGACCAAAAAGATAGGCTTATTAGTAATGCAAAACAAATATGGAATCAGTATAACAACGGAGTAGAAGACTTATACAATTCTCCATATGAAAAAGGTGATATTTTTCCCTTTTTTAATAAACAACTGATCGAAAAGTTTTCAACTGCAAAATCTTTTGATTCAAAATGGGCATTAAAAAGATTAGAATGGTCAGTACAAGCCCCAAAGTTCCACATGCCGAGGCATATTGATAACAAATCAAAAATTGTTGTAGGAATATTATATGTAGATCCAGAGTTAAATCAAGGAACCACTTTATTCGGAAAAAGTGATAAACAACTTGAGATACCGTGGAAACCTAACAGTATGTTTATTCATTGTC